CATATAGGTCAAATCTTTCTTTAAGTCCAAGAACTAAAAACCGTTCCTTATTCTTAACATGCTGTTCAAACCCCAAAAGCTTGTATCTTATAGCAACGCCGGAAAGGTTATTGCCGAAATTCTCGTCTGTGAGGTCGGGCGTTAATGAAAATTTATGTAAATCGTCCTTGATATTATTCCTCAGTATCTCTACATCAGTCTCGTTTAGAACCTTTTGTAAATATTTTGCTTCCGCGTCCGGCGTGAAAGACATCATTATTTTTTCAGTCAATAATTCTTTGGCTTTTTCGCTGTCAACCTCTACGTTTTTAAGGAACAATATAGCGTCTACAAACTGCTCCTTATCATTAACGCGGTCACTCATCAGCGTGTTGTATGCGTCTATAAGACCGATAAGCTGTTCAAAATCGCCCTGCTTGTCTTCATTGTTGATATACTCAATCATCGGCACCCTGCCAAATGAATGCGCCGTCCTCTCTATTTCTTCATAAACGCTCCCTCCCCCTGTGCTTCGGTATTTTATAACCTCGTTTTCTGTATAAACATTAGCGACTTTACCCACTTCCAGACCGTCTATATCTGTTATCGTGTAGTAATGCACACCGAACAGTTTTCTTTGCTCTACAGTATCATCATAAACAATAAACGCCTGCCGCGGTTCAAGCACAGCAGACTTCGGTTTGGAATCTTCGTTCGCATAAACCAACTCATATGAATGTCCGTAAATAGACATATCCCGTACAATCCGGCTGTCTGTATTTTGTATCTCGCTTTCAAAATATGCGTTCTTTAACGGTTCGATATCAATACCGTCTGCCGCACTGTACGCAATAGGCGCGCCGAGCAAATAACCTTGTGTCATATCAACTATGTACTTCGCATGGTTACATACCGTTTTGTTGTTCGGCAAGCCTTTGCCTTTAGGTCTTCGATAAAGCACATCATGTTTTCCCAAATAATAATCTTTAAGCTTGATAAGCCGTGCCGTATCTTCAGCACGTTTATTAATCAGCTTTCCCAATATTCTTCCGTCAACCTCTTTTACCGTCTCAGCGTCAACTATCATATACCCAGCTCCTTCCTGCTTCTTATCTCAATACCTCTGTTACTCATATCATCTTCCAGCGCATACCTAACCGCGTCAATTGTGTGGTTATCCTTGTCAGGGTAAGAAGCTTTAAACTCACCTCTGCTGTCACGTTCAAGCTCGTAGTTATAAAACTCGTTGGCAGCATGCGGACACCGCACAGGGTCGATAATTATTACTTCAAGCGACTGCAGGAACTTAATACCATACTCAATACTATCGGGCCCTTTCTTTGCTCCGCGTACTTTAAGGCCATATCCTCTTAACTCCGCTATGCTTTTAGGTTCCGCGCTGTCGCAGACAATGTAACCGTCATACACCTCGCACCCTTGGATCAACTCCGCCGCCGCACGATTTGACAAGCCGACTTTGTATATTTCATCCATGAGGTACAGCCGCTTCCGTGTCTTGTCATAGTGGCAGACGAGATACGCAAACGGGTCAACCGCATACCCAAAGTCAATTCCCCGCCTGATCCGGTCAAAAACCGCAATCTCTTCTTCGCTTATCTCGCGAACATCAAGGTTTGTAAACACCTCGCCGCCCGTTCCGGTAACCTCTCCCAAATACTCGTGGTTATAATTACTCGGTTTCGTCTTCTTTAAATGCTCCGCCTCCAAAATAAACTGTTCGCCGAGCCACTGAGGAGGAACGCTTAAATATGTGCTGTGGTGTATCACTCTGTCGCTTCGCGTTGTCAATACCTCTTCATTTACCCAATTCCGTTGACTTTGCGGAGGGTTGTAAGAGTAAAATACATTATACATTTCACCTCCGCGCATAAGTGACTGATTAATCGTACGTATCTCTTCCATGCCTCCAAATTCGTCCACTTCCTCATACCAAATATAACGAATATATCCTCTGTGCACCTTGGTAGATTTCAGTTTCTTGGGCTTATCTGCTCCCCTGAATAATATCCGCTGCCCTGTCGGAAGATATATCAGTTCAAGCGGCGACAGCTTGAATTGCCAAAGGTGTGATACTCCGAGTTTTTCTATCGCCCACACAAGCTGTTCATATACACTGTCTTTAAGATAAAGTCCCACCTTGCGAACTACAACGGCATTAGCACTCGGATTACTCATTATACCAAGCACAATTTCCACGCTGATAAAAGAAGATTTTGTGCTTCCTCTGCCGCCCTTTAGCCAGTAGTGTGTATGCCCGCCTCGCTTAATATCATGGTGAAGAGCATAAAAAGAAGGCGCGATAAGGTCTGTCAAACTAACCACTATCATCACCCTTTGGAATATTGTCTAAAATCTGAACCTGCGCTATTCCATCAACCTGCGTTCGTTCTGTAAACAGTGTGTAATACTTACCAAGCAACTCTGCCGCTTTTAAACGTTCTTTTTCATCAGGAGATTTTTCAATGTGCTTCGTCTTCGAAAAGCCATCTCCCCGTCCCTCAACAACAAGCACCTCCGCTTTACTTTTACCCCGCATTACTGACGTGAGATACTCTACAACCTCCTGCGCATCTGCTGTCTTTTCGTTGTGCAGCTTCTCAATTTGCTCACTAATATATGCTTTAATCTTAGTATTTCTTAGCAGTTTAGAAGCATTTACAGCCGCCGAATCATTATTTTTTACATTGGGATAAGCGTTCTTATATGCTCGAGTCCCATTCAAATCTATCAAATATTCATCACAGAAACGTTTCTGTTTTTCAGTCAAATATCTCACCTCCAAATCACATCACAGCCGCCCGCCCCTCAGCAAATTTATGATGTACAATTCCCACAAGACCTAAAACTAAAAGAACCGCCCCAAAAAGGAAAACGGCTCTTAAACAAAAAATATATAAAAGGAGAAATTACTTTGCATACCTTTCATAATACAATTATAACATGTGATTTTCGTATTTTTCGTACTTTTTTAAAAAATTATTATGTTTTTTTCTCGGAACCTGTTCATCACCATTGCCTACTTTAAAAGCAATCTTTTGGAATGTCCAGCCCTCAATATATCGGTATCTGAAAATTCGCCTGATTTCGCTGTCAGCAATGTTGTTAATAAATTCATTCAATGCGTGATATTCGGATTTTAATAACCCCAACTCTTTTTTTAACATATCACGTGTGTGGTCGCACTCTCCTGTTTCCACTTTCATGTTATGTTTTATGTACGGGAATTCCCTGTCTGACCCCTGCACAATGTCAGAACTTTCAAGCATTTGTATCTGTTCGGCCAATTCTTCAATTTCTGCTTTTATACTTTTGTACTGCCTTAATCTTTCAGCTGTCATAAGATTTATCACATCCAGTTTGATAATAATTCTTTGTCTGTTAAATTACTTTTTTATCCATATAGTTTCAGTCCTTTTCCATAGCGCACAAAAACGCAATATTGCAAGCCAAATGCCACAAATGCGGCAGTCCGCTTTCTTCATCTGCACCCAAAGGGTCATTTATGTATGACACAAAGTGTCTGAAAGCCGCGTCTCTGTACCTTTGCGGTTCAACATCTTTCCAGCTGTCACTATCTCCATACTTTTTTGCTCCGTATTCTCTTACCCTGGCAACCGCAGTAATTATGTCGGTCGGGCACAAGGTAAGTTTCGGCTTTCCTTCGTCATATTTCATCTTGTCCCTCCTCTTTATTATTCTTCGCAAATCGTAACCTCCACTCTGGGGTTTGCTTTATCAAAAGCAATCATATCCACCAAGCCTACAACGTACTTCTGACTGTCGTTTGGTATAACTCCAGCGGTCTGCAACGCGTCCAGTATATACTTTTTACCGGAGTATATATTGTCAAGGTCTCTCCTTCTGTCTTTCTCAACCCATAAAAATTCTATGTATACCGGCGTTTTCGCTTTGCCTATCCGCTGTTTCCGTATCTCAGAAATTATCTGAGTATCAACTTGCTTCTTAAATGCCGCCGCCTTATATTTGTTATGCCTGCATACGTTGATATAATCATTAAGGCTCGGCAGCCTTCCGCTTATCGTGAATTTTATCATCTCTGTTCCCCTAACATGTTATCAAGTAATTTATTTTCTATACTTGCATAATCGGTTTTGTTGGTGTCTGTATAATTATTAAACTTGCTTTTCCTGATTCCGGTTTCTTTCCACCTGTTCCTCTCCTCCCACTGGAGTATGGCCAGATAATGATTATTATACTTATACCCCTTAAGCTCCAGGCCTTCCGAAAATATCTCTATCCACTTTTCCCAGTCTTTAGGCAGTTTTTCTCTTAGCTGTTTAATCTCTTCTTCTGTTAATAACACATTCTTATATTTTCCATATTTGTGTTTTTGTTTTTTGCTATCTTCAGGCACAGCCGGTATTTTATTTACTTTACTTTCCTTTACTTTTCTTTCCTTTACTTTACTTTGTGTAAAAATGTATACATTTTCTTCAGAAATGTTAACATTTTCGCCCTTTATGTATACATTTTCAAGGCTAATGGGTACACTAATTAAAAGGTATTTCTTCTCGACTTCAAAACGCTTTCTTCTTGA